GTAGTCTCATTATATATTGGTATTCGCCATAATGCATTAATTCGTGTGTTACAGTCCAATCGTATTTGCTTTGCTTTGCAAAGTATTCAAACAGTTTTGGATTGAATTCTCTACTGAGCCATATGTCTTTGTAACCTAATGACTGGGCATATGCTACACTTTGTTCTAATGTTTCTAAACCTCTTGCTAAATCATCGCTCTTAGATCCAAAATCGTATTCTCTATCTCTTGTGTGTCTACTCATTATTCTAATAGATCCATTATACTGAGGACGTTCCATACCTGCACTATAATAAATCATTTTATCATCATCGTATCCCATTCTAGCAAATTTTGTATGTTCAAAGAGAGGCATTTCTAAATAATTACTTGCTAATTTATGATCTGCGTTTTTAGCAAACAATTCTTTAATTTTATCTATATGAGATTGTATTGGTTCTAAGTACCATGTAATCATAAGTGTTGAATATCCTCTGTACCATTAAGACTAAACATAAGAGCAATACGAGGTTTGCTACTCATGTTAACAACGGCATGTGGATATCCAATATTAAGGAAATAAGCATTACCGTTCTCTAGACTATATGCTTCTAGTTTGCCTTCACGTTTAAATAAATTTATTACTTGCTTGTCTCCGTAAATAGGTACAATACATCTGACAGCATAACTCACATCATAGTCAACATGAAACGGAATATTTTTTCCTGGAGCAAGTTTAGTAATTCTAATTCTACTTGCTGGTGCTTTTAATTGTGTAATTATTTTTTCAAAATAACTGCCTGTGTAATCTTCTGTAGGCACATTATATAAATGTTCTTCTTTTCGTCTTAGTCTTTCTTTAATACTTGTAGTATAAGGTAATATTTCGCTAGGCGTAGTTAAATTAATTTGTTCAAAGTTATCATAAACATGAGCAACTAACTCCATATGATTATCACACAACATTGGGTTTGCTGTTTTTACATCAACAAACTTTTCTGCCAGTTTATCACAAGCATCTTGTAATTGTTTTAAGTCAATATCTAAATTGTAGTTATGTATACTAGGTAAGTGTTTCTTGTTCATTATATATTCCTGCTAGGCAGAGTCTTGCTATATCTCCGCTACGTCTAAATTTTTGATACTCTTCTCTAGTGCTTGTAGCAAGCCAAACACTATCACTAGGAACAATATCTAATTCTTCACAAATAGTCTTTTGTTTATTATACAACGAATTGTATATAAAGTCAACATCAAAATTTTTGATTATTGCTTCGCTAACACTATTTGCAAAATAGTTATAATACTTTGCACTATGTATTAATGCATCTAATTTAGAATCTTTTTGTTTTGTAAATATCCAACCAGTTCTAATATTTCTAATACCAAATGGTTTAGAAAAACTGTAAAATACATATTCAACATTTTTTGGCAAGTTTATTTTTTTTACTCTAGTACTACCAACGTATGCTAAGTCAACTGCTGTAGGTGTGTTTTCAGGAATGTTTGTAAAATTTCCATTTATTGCACTTGGTACACTTACATATTTAATACAGTTATCATACATGTTTCCTCGAGAGTTTATCCATTGATAGTCTCCTTCGTCCATATAGACACTACGATTATCTTGATAATACCACCAATTCAAACCTTCAGTTATTCCATTCATCGGATAAACATAAAAATCTTTCAAATCTACTATAGGTTTTAACCATTCAATAATATTTGTTTTATATTTTTCTACACTATCAAAGTCTGGTTCAACTTTTTCTATAACTTTTTTAACTTCCTGTAAAACATTTGTTCTTACTGCAAGGCTTTGGTTATGTAATATATTATTATAATGAATAGTCATAGTGAATTCTGTCTTGTGTTTTATACCAAAACGTTGCTCTTAACAATTCCCTTTCTACGCTATCTGGAACACCATGGTCTCTACGGTGAACACCAGTCAATTGGTCTGCTATAACAATGTCAGTTTCTTGCCATTCGTGTACATAATGATATGTATCGTCAATGAGTAAATCTTGTTTAAGTGTTTCAAAAATTTCTCGTGCGTCTGGTACAGGTTCATAGTTTTCATCAACAATGTCTTCGATATTTAGATAGTTAAAAAATAAACCTTCAGCGCCTACTGGATGATTTGGTACTAATCTGTTATATCCTTCGTATTGATGTCTTCCTTTTTTGAATAAATGCTTGTTTGAAGGATCAAAATTTACAGCATTAAATATAGATTGTGTTTTTGCATTTTCATTTATTTGATGATTTAAATTTTCATCTGAAGTATCTTCTGCTTCGCCTGCTAGTGCTTCTCCGTCTAATCCTGCTCTGTGCAAATTAATGTCTTTATTTTCCATTGTCTTGTTTTCATCATAAGTCCATTTAGTGTATAATTTTTTATAACGGTCTTGTACATTTTTAGATAGTGTTTTAAAATAAGGTACTGTATTTGAATACGTAGTTGGACTACAATCACCACTACCTGTTGGGATTTTATGACCATATATGCATACAACTTCATGACTGTCTTGTGTGTATAAAATGTTTGAATGCCAATCAATGTCGTGCTTACCAAACAATCCTTCATGTCCTTTGTCGTCTACTGGTTGATTGTTTACACGCCAAAAAATAGGAAATTCTTTATGGGCACACCAAACTTTAGGATGTTGATGATAACCAACATCTAATAAAAAGTCATTGTATTGTGATAAACTCATTCCGTGATCTCGCATTACAATAATACCAACATCTTTTAACAATTTTACAATTTCATCTCTATCAGTGCTAGTAGTAAATGTTACATTATTATTCATATCTTTTCCTTTAACAAATATTCTATATCTTGTTTAAATTGTATAGTACAACTTACTCTTGGATAGTTCTCATGATCAACACATACTTGGTGAGGTTCTAAAACACGCATAGCAACCGGTCTGTCTAATACAAAGTGATCTACTTCTTCTAAGTTATCTGTATCAACTCCGTGATACGATACGCCATTAGTTTGTTTTCCTTTTATAGTATCGCCTGTACGTTTAAAATACTTTGTTACAGTATTATGGCAATTCATTATAGGAAAATTAATTCTTACAGGTTTTTCATCGTTATCAATATGCACACTACCTTTACTTGTATGTGATACAAAAATACCTGCAAATTCTATCTCCCATTCAAACAGATCTTTTATATGCGGAAAATTTTCTAAAAGCCAAGATGTAGCAACCCGCCAGTTACCGTCGCCACGTTCTATTAGATGAGGATTGTCAAGAAGATATTTTTTTATTTCTTCTGCTAAACTTTTATAATTTATATCTAAATATTTGTAATAAATCATCTTGTACTTACTTCATGATGGTCTTTATGATTCCCCTCCCAAGGAGCAATCAAGTTTATCCATATATTATTAATAGGACCTTCTGCATCGTGACCCCATAAATTCAATGCACCAAAACCAAAGTAAGCAAGTAAATAGATTATGCCTAAAACAAGAAGTGCTTTAGGACCAAAGATGAGTGTAAGTAAAATTGCATTTGCAATATACAGTTTGTTTCTATGTTTGTGAAAAAATACAACTCTTGGATTTTTCAGCATATCTTTTATAAATTTTCGTGGAATACTGTCGACATGCCATAAACTAAAAAGTATTACATACCAAGGTTGAAATTTTTTGCTGTGTGGATCTAATTCTGTATCGCTATGAGCATGATGCATACGATGAACACCTACCCATGTAAGCGGAGATCTACCACCACATAACAAACCACAATACAACATTATTACTTCTTGCCAATTAGTGGCTTTAAACTCTTTATGAGAAAAATAACGATGATATCCGTATGTAATACCAATTGAGACAATCAGCATGTATGCAACATAAGCGAATAATATTAGGTATAGAACTTCCATACTAATACTTATCCTTATCCTATTAGTGTGAGTTTATAGTTGGTTATGCTACAACAGCACCTTGCAATGCAAGTACTTGCCAACCATTAGTACCATAAATCATTGTAATACTGTCGTGTTGGTCATTAAATGTAATAGTTGTTCCATTTGCAAAAGTAGTTGGAGTAAGTGTTGCATCACCGCCATCAACAACCATCGCGATTGTTTTAATTTGACCTGCTGTACCATCTGCAAGTGTATATGCATCAGCACCAGTTGTTGTAATTTCTGTGTGTAGTGTTGTTAAATTAATTGCACCTGGACCACTGATAGTTTGTACACCACCGATGTATCCACCATCTGCTGTTATGCTTCCTGCAACATGTAGTTTAGTTGACGGAACATATTTACCAAGTCCAAAGTTAGCACTGTTGTTAAAAATAAATGTATGTGTTTCAGGAAAGTTATTTGTACCATCGTTAATAACCATGTTCACTGAAGAACGTCCACCAGCAATAACTGCTTCTGTTACTTCGCCGTTTGTGTCATTTCTTTGGAAAACAATCTTACCTCTATCACTTGTTTGTGCTGACATATCATTTGTGCCAGTTGCTTGTAATTGTATACTTGGACCAGTTGTAGCAACTGGAATTTTTAATGTTGTATTTGGAAGGTTTAAATCATCTGTAGTTATACCACCAGCCGCGTTTATTGCACCAGTTATTCCATCAATTATTTGTGAACTAGCATCACTGTATAGTGAACCTACAAAGTTACCATAAATTGCTCCACTATTAATTTCATCAGCATTGACAGTACCAATAGACATATTAGACGTTGATTTGTCACTACCCATGTTAATAATATTTTCATCACTAGTATTGTTTTTTAATGTAGTAACTTTTAAAGCAAGTATTGTACCAGTACCAAAATCTAATGAAGATAAAACATTTGTAGCACCACTAGTAATTATTGGACCACCATCTGTTGCATTTACACTTCCGAAATATCTAGATGCTGAAGCATCTAATACAATTGAACTATCTCCTGCAACAACATCACCAACGATATTAATATCATATGTTTGACCTTCCACAATGCCGCTTCCGCCGCCGCCTGAACCTTGTACTGCTACCCAAGCATTACCATCGTAAAGTTTTAATGATTTTGTTGTGTTATCAAATACTAGTTGACCTGTTTCGACTTTACTTGCATGAGCAGTATAGTCTGCACTAAAATATACAGGAAGTTGTAATACTGTTGAACCTACAGAACCAAATGAATTACCTGCTAGATCAACTTCAAATAATCTTGCACCTACTGAATTATCTACAGCAAATTCGCCTGTGTTACTAGGACGTATAATAACATCACCAGTTGCACCTGAGTTAATAATATTATTATCTTTTACATCAATGTCACCGCTTGTTTCCATTGTTGCTACAATAGGTTGACTGAATGAAAGTTTACCACCTGATGATGTAATAGTTGTACCACCTAAATCAATAGTAGTACCTGAAAGGAATAAATCGTTGAAGCGTTTTGTAGTGGAGCCTAAGTCATACACTTCGTTTTGATCTGGAATAATATGTCCTTTAACTGTGCCATTTAAGTTAATTGAACTGTTAGTTGCATCTACTAAAATAGTGCTATCTGCGCCAGTGACGCTTTCTTTGTCGCCTACATCATCACCTGCAATAAATTGTGATCCGTCCCATTGTAGGATTTGACCTGTTTGTATACCTACGATGTTGACATCTGTAAGGCTGTTAATACTACCTGCTGTACTGTCTACAGCAATACCACCTACTGTTGCTCCGTCACCTACAAATAACTTCTTTGTATCAGTTGTATAAACTAATTCACCTTCAAAGAAAGTTACTCCGGATCTTTCAGCATTGGTTCCTCTTCTAATTCTTAAACTCATTTAATGGCTCCTGAATATTCCATAATCTAACTTATACAGTATTTATGCCTTTGACAAACTAACTGTATTTTATTTATTTACGTTTTTTCATAAAGGATTTCGTACGTCCTTCTATGTCTTTTCGCACTTTATGAGTATTTAACCTAAAATCTATGGTGTCAATAGCCTTATCATATTCGCGAAATAAGGACTCTAAACCATACTCTAAGTCAGGATTTGGGGGTGTTTTTTTGTCTAGTTCTATTACCCATGCTTTACCGTCACGAAATCTGACAGTAATAGAATGGAGGTATTCAAGGGGTACAGTACGTACTTCTATGTCCTTGAATACTTCCGGCCAATGAGCAATGACGTCTTTAGATAACTTGTTATTTTTACGAGACACTTTCGGTCATCTTTGCCTTTTTCTTAGTTGGAACAAGTTCCTCTGCTTGTTCACGCAATCTCTTTGCTTCTTTAAACAAAGTATCGGCTTGTGACCTGTATTGTGCGGCTAATGCTTCGTCATCAAGCGGTGCTTCGCCTGTTGATGTAGCATCTTCAACTACTGGTGCAGTAGGTGCTGGTGCCGGTTGTGTAGTATCTGGCACTGCTAATTCTTCGATTGTTACACCCTTTTGGTCAGCAATCATTTGATTAATTTCATCTAATTTAATAGCAGTTGTTCTATTAGGTGTAAGTTCTACAATATTAGTAGGAACTTTAACTAATTTACCTGTTTGGTGAAAACGTGCTAACATGTTAGAACCATCTGTAAGTTGTGTTCTAGCCATTACAGTTGAAAGTTCATCTGCTGTTTGTCCAGCATTACTTTCTACCATATTAATTAGTGTGTCATGGTCAGCCGCTTCTAAACTCTCTGTATGAATTACAAGACAGTTATCAGGTTCACCTGGGACTACTCTGTATGCCACGACTAATTTTCTATTGTTAGTAGTAAGTCTACCAACGTGTTTTATTTCAGCCATATTATGCTCCTTTTGCAGGTCCTGTTTCAGTAGGTGCCTGTTGTGCTTGGGTTTGTTGTACCGCAGAAAGGAATGCTTCAAGTTTACCATAAACTTGACCAACACTCATCATTTCATTTGGTTTAAATGCTCCACGTGAACTAGCAACATCAATAATTGTTTTTAGTCCTTGGAGGTCTTGTACTGACAAGTCTGCTCCTGCTTGTGGTGTTGCCGGTGCATCTGCTGGTGCAGTTGCCGGAGAATCCACTGCCGGTGCGTCTTGCTTAGTATCTTTTGTATCGCTCATTATTTACTCCTATATTATTATATATGCGTACTTTATTTATTTGTACCGCAAAAGTGGACAGGCTAACATGAAATAACTTAGTTCTTTACCATCTTCAAAACCTACTCTAACTACGGTATTATTGCGTGAAGGATTCGCCGTTTTTGTTACAATGAACCTTCCTTTAAGATGCTCAGATATCCAGTCCTGGATTGCGGATTCTAGATTATAAAGCACTTCTATGTCCGCATATTCAAAATGCGGAGGAAGTACCTTAGGATTTCGTATTTTAAAAATATTATTTGGATTTGGTGCTTTAAGCGGCTTCATCATAGTGTGCAGTTACTCCAAATGGTGCTTGTAAGTTCTTATCACGATGGCTATGAATAACAAAAATTGTATCACAATAATCTTCGTCACCCCAACTACCAAATGGATATCCATCTGTAAACATAATAAACTTTTTAGGTTGTATATCATTTTCTTTCATATAACTCCAGTTAGCATCAAAGTCAGTGCCACCGCCACCTAAAATTTCATAGTCTGTCAAGTCTTGTCCACCGTCTGCACTAAAGTCTTCTTCGTTATACACCTTAGTATCAAAACACCATAATTTAATTTTGTAATCTTTGTATTCGTCCATTATACCTTTTACTTCACCTAAGAAGTCTTGTGCTTGTATATCTCCGATAGATCCACTCATATCAATACCAATGCAAATATCAATAGTATCCATAAAATTCATACCAGGTAATATTGCACCAGTATGCCAACCTTTACGTGAAGGTCGACTAAAAGTAAAGTCACTCTTAATAGTAGATTGAATCTGTTGACGTAATAGTTCACGCCAGTTCATTTTAGGTTCAGTAAGTTCTTTTATCATACGTGCAATTTCGCCTGGTGTGTTACCAGCACCTGCTGATTGAGCAGATGTAATCATGCTTTCTTTTATTTCGTCACGTATCTTTTTTAATTCTTCTTTTGAATATGAAGGACGTTTAGACTTCTTCTCGCCTTTTCCGTTACCTGCACCTTTACTAGCAGTATCGCCTTCACCTTGTTGATCTCCGTCTTTTTCCCAATCAATATGTTCGTCTAAAAGTTCTCCAAGTGCTTCTAATTCTTCGTCATCATATTTGTTATAGATATCATCATATACTTCTTCAGATGTCCAATCATCATATTTAAAGTCTTGAAAAATTTGAATTTGATCTACACGTTCGCCAATTTTGTCGCGTACTAAAAGATTGTTTACTTTATAGTCACACGCAATATTGAATATACGAGCATCTCGGTCTTCTCTCCGGATAATGTGATCAAATACGCAATGAAGAATTTCATGTGCAATAACAAACTCAATCTGTTTGTTTGTTAGCATATTAAAAAATTGTGTATTGTAGTATAAGTTTCTACCGTCTGTAGCGGCTGTAGGACACCAGTCATCGCAGTTTTGTACACGCATTCTAGTAGCCATATTACCAAAGAACGGGTGTCTTAATAAAAGACCTACTCTTGCAACAATTACCCTATCGTGAACTTCTTCACGCATTTTTTCTAGTTCTTCTTTGGATAATTCTACTGGTTTGAATCCTTTAGTATCTAAGCCCATGCCATGTCCTTTTCGTTACTATACATATATAATAGCATATTTACGTTATTAGTCAACCTGTTTTGGTAAGAATAAAGGGTAGAGAAACCCCTACCCTTTATATTATTAGTTACTGGCGGCACTAATGTACTTGCCAAAACGTTCATGGAATTCATCAAAACATGCAACTTCGTCTGGATCAATTGGAAGTTGGTATTGTGTAATAGCAACTTTAATTCCCATAACAACAAGTTCTGTTTCGAAGTTATCCATTGCAAATCGCAGGAAGTTATTAACCATGTCATCAAACTTTTTGTCATTTTTATCTGACGCCTGTTTAAGTTCATAGCAAAGGCTCACTGTCAAGGAATACATGGCACTGATTTCTTTAGTGGCCATTTCTTTAACTTTACCTGCGAGTATTTCAGTTGGGTTAGGCATACTAGCGGCAACCTTACGGTGAGCCATAAATTTGACAGCCAAACCTTCTCCAACTGCACCACTAATTAAATCAGTAGTGGTAGTTTCGTCATCGTCATCTTCAAGTAGTTCAGAAACAAACGACCAAGTTCTTGGCGTTGCAAAAGAACGTGAAGGAGACTTTGGATCGAAATCGTATAAGTCTTTTTTGCTAAATGTTAAGTAACCAACAACATCATTGTGAATGTTGTTATCTACTGCCCATGCAAACCAGTCATCAAAATCAACTGCTAGTTCTAAGTGAACGAAACGATTGGCAAGTGGAGCAGGCATTCTATAAGTAACACCTTTATCTGCTTCACGGTTACCAGCCGCAACAATGAGAACGTTGTCAGGCAATTTGTATTGTCCAACACGTCTATTTAAAATTAATTGATAAGCCGCCGCTTGTACTGCCGGAGCCGCAGAGTTCATTTCATCTAGGAAAAGAACAATATAATCGAACTTCTTTGCAAATTCTTCTGTTGGAAGTTCTTGTGGTGGTGCCCACATCATTGTATTATCGTTTGCCGCATAATACGGGATACCTTTAATATCAGTCGGTTCCCAAAGTGATAAACGTACATCAATTAGATGTGAGTTTTTTAGTTGTTTTGTGATTTGCCCAATAATATCAGATTTTCCAATACCTGGAGGGCCCCACATAAAAATAGGACGTTTCTTTTTGAATGCCCTAATAATACTTTTCTTTGCTCCATTTGGAGTAACAGTTCGTACTACAGATTCCATGTTATATTCCTCGTTTGTTTGTATCAGTGCCATACTTAATTTCTTAGTATGTATATATAATAACATAGGTTAAGAGGAAAGTCAACCTATTTTGGTTACTTTTTTTGTCTGTTTAATGCTTTGGTAAGTCCGTATTTCTTTACATCTCCGCTAAAAAGATGTAGTTCGAGTGCCTTCTTTTCGTCCGTAACTTCTATAGAATACTTACATAACCAATAAGGACAATCAATAAATTGGTCTAACCAAATTATAGTATTGGTTGTAAGTTCAAAATCTTTTGGAAAAGGTATTTCATAGGTTGCAAGTTCTAGTTTATCTTTTAGAAATTCTATTCCTGCATCAGTAAGGCGTAAACCGCCTTGATCTTTTACTCTGATATTTTGCCATAATTTAGACATATACTCTTTCATAGTAACATCTGATATAGCAATTTCGGCTTGTTTTAGAAATACCTTAGTATATGTTTCTTTGTTCATTCTTCTTCAACTACTTCACCTGTACTTAATTTATATACAGAAAAGTCTTTGCAATTGAACATATCATTTAATTTACTTGCTAGATTATGTGCATGACCTGGATTTGAAAAACTAGTTTTCTTATATTTAGGTCCTGGGTAATTAGTCAACATATTAGAACTTTTTAAATTAAAAGGTTTATCCTTATGAAAAACAGCCCAAATGGCTTCTGCTTCTAATACTTGTTCACTACGAAATGTTTTCTTATTTACATATTCTAGTAATACCGTCGGTTTTGGTCTACTCATGCGTATTTCCCTTTAATTATATACGCATATATTTATCTCTTTTTTTAAGTTATAGTAGTAGTTATCTTAGGTTTAAACCTAACTTATTAACAGTCTGTTGCACACACAAAGCCTGTACTTTACAATCTTCTAATGCGTTGTGTGCTTCAAACTTTATTTCCTTACGTGGGTCTGTTGGCATGATACCAAATAATGTTCTACTGTCTTTTATTTTCCAAAAAGGCCAAGGCAAATGATGATCGTATTGTCTAAACATATCTTCAAGTATAACAATATCAAATGCAGGTCCTTGACACCAAATTGTATCAACACCCACACACCATTTGTTTAATTTTTGCAATACACTTAATACAGGTGTTCTATCATGATCACCAAGTGCTTCATCAACTACACTTTGTTCTTGAGTTGACCACCAATCAAGGGTACTTTTAGAAGTTGTACGACCTTTGCTTAATTGTTCGTCTACATTGAATCTATAATAAAAATGTTGTGTAGTTTCTTTTACAGAATTGGGATCAAACTTTACACCACCAATAGTCAGCACTACCGCGGTCGGTAAAACATCTAGTGTTTCTAGGTCAATCATTGCGTGTGTTGTCATGCTATTTTTTTTAAAACTTCTGCTATTTTATCAATTAACCATTTTTCTTCAACACTTGGTACCCAACTTTCTTCAGGTACTAGTGTATCGAATGTTTCCCACATTGCATCTTGTTCATCCATTTTATAATATCCTTAATAAGATGATTACTTGTAAAACTAAAACGGCAATAGGTACTATAGTTCTGATCAGTTCCATAGTATGATTGTACTCGTCTAATTTTCTTTCTAATCGATTTCTTTTACTCATAGGCTCCTTACCAGTTGTTGCCTCCGTCCATTTGGACTTCAACTGTTTCTTCTTTACTTGCATTTTCTTTTACAAATTTTTCCATATCGCCTTGTAGTCTTGCCATAACAACACCTAATGTAAATGCCAGTCCTTTTGCTTGCTGAATTGTTAATTTAACTTCTTTAGCCTGACTTGCATCAGCACCTTTTACATTATTAATAAAGTTTTGTATAGGTGCAGTATTAATTGGATCTTGCATTGACACGTGATAACTCCGTTCTCATTTCTATATCAGTCTTAAATGGACCGCTATAGTTATATCTTTCAATTGTTATTTGTTTAGGACAAAAACTCTTGACCCAACCTTTTTCGAATTGAATACAGTAATATCCTGCACAATATAAACTTTTTGATTTATTACTTTTGCTAAACAAAGGCAATTTGTTTTTTACATCATACATAGGATTGAATGGTTCGCAACTAGTTGGATATCCGTGTACTTCAAACTCTGATGTAGATGTTTCGCCATCAGCAGTACTCCAAGTAATTTTTCCTAAGTGTTTTTTAAGTTGATTAAAATCTCCAAACACCTGTGTTCCTGCTCCGCAAGAGTATGTGTAACACTCTTCGGCGGCACTTAAAGTTCCTACCTTAGAGCCGTTTTCTTCAACAATCCAAAATTTATTTTTAAGGACTTCTTTTGCTTTTATCATACTGGGTACCTCGCTTGTAATGGTTCTGCATAATGTTGTGCCTGGTCTGCAATACGTTGCATATCCCATTTAGCACAGAATTTCATAAGACGCATACCTACTTGTTGTACTTCTTTAGGAGTCATATGATCTTCAATTACATCATTGATTATACTTCTAATGTTGCCTGGCTGTGCAGATAAATCGCACAAAATAACATTTCGTTGATAGTCATCTAACACACGGTGTTCTTCACCATTATGATCTACCCAACGTTGCAACATCATGTTATTCCAATTGAAGCCTTTTGTTTCTTTATCGGCAAATGCTTCAGTAAGACCGACTTTGTTTTTAGTGCCTTTAGTACGTACACCTGGATAAGCACTAAACACATTATCACTAGTATCGCCTCGCATACACTTTTCAAACAACATAAATTCAGGATTAGGTGCAGGCTTAGGCTCTTTAGTTTTCTTATCTAACACATGATTACCTTTCTTATCAAAGTAACCTTCATGTGTAATTGTTACGTCTTGTATACCATTGTACTGCTTTACATTAGGTGCAATAAGTTGTGCAAAGTCACCGTCAGTTGAAATAATAACGTGTGTATCATTAGGATGTGCTTGTACCCAACCTGCAATAAGATCATCTGCTTCTAGTTGTGGATGTTGCATAACTGTACAGTTAGTCTTAGTATCTACAAAGTCTTTGAACTCATCAAACACTTCCCAAAACACTTTATCTTCTTCTGCTTGTGCAGGAGTAAGTGCATCACGACTTTCTTGTCTGTTACGTTTGTAAGGCTCGTAAAAGTCTTTACGCCAACTACGCCCTTCTAAACAAAACACAACATGATCTGCATTAAACTCTTTCCATACTTTCTTAACACCTGATAATGTAATATGAAATGCCATGCCGACCTTTGTATCTATGTCGCCACGTACAACGTGCCTTGCACGAAAGAATGTGTTTGCAGTATCTACTAGTATATAAGTTGCCATTAATGTGCCTTTTCTAATTTATGTAAGTTTATTATACTAGATTTTTGCACTATTGTCAAGAGAAAATTCTTCTTGAATATACCGTTTTAGTTCATGATCGCCTACGTTTTCGGGTAATTCTTTCTTATAAAATAGCCTATAACTATCTGATCCGTATTTTCCTATACCATAAAGTTCAGTAGCATCTTCACCGTCCCAATCGCCAAATTGTTCACTCATACGATATAGTCTTTTTGCTCTTACACTACGCATACCTAGTGGAGCAATAACTTCTTCAATTTCGTTTTTAGTTGCGTGTAATAATGCTTCGTGTGTTGGCCAAAGTTTAAAAAACTTAGGTAATATTTCTTTTACTTGTTTGCGTCCTGTTTGATTTAAACATATGACTCCTACCATATGTTGCCAAACATTTTCTACTTGTTGTTGGACCATTAAGTTGTCTTGCATATTTCACTTTTGCCTTTGTCTATCTTGAATTGCTTTTATAATCTGCTCCGCATGTGCCGCTTGAGACTTTGGACCAGGGTGCATTTTATCTCTTGCACACTTGTCATCGATATCAGGAAAAGGTTCAATTGTATCTTTAGGAAAGATAAATTTACACAATTCATTTAAGGGATCATCCCAGGAGCATAAAATTAATTTTATATTATTTGCTTTTGCAATATCGCCTATCCAGTTAACATACAATATTGCTTGATTAACAAAAAAGTCTTCATCAAATGATGAATATATTGCACTTAACTTTTCAAAACCGTTATGAGGATAATAAGGAATAATATTAATTAACTCTCCTTCGTTAGTCACATGCATTTGTCGAGTCCAGGCTGGAAGTGTTAACACCGCATAGTCAAACTTTATTACATTAGATGCTGATGCAAATGTTCTAACAGTTCTTTCTAACCCGGCACCACCTACACCAATGTTTATGGGATTCATGTCTAGTGCTTTACTAACAATGCTAACAAACATATCATCATTATGAATGCCTTCACCAAATGTAAAACTACACCCAAAAAATCCTATTGTTTCTTTTTTAGAATTTAAATTCCAATCATTTCTAAAACCAAATTCATTAATATAATACTTCCAATCAGTTTTAGGATTTAACAATTTTTCTTCCCACTGATTACATGCTAATAACTCATACCCTTGGTTAACAAGTTGCGATTCCTTGCCAAACGCTCGAAGGTCACTAACTGTCTTTATGTTAGCAGGTGAGATTTTAAGATATGGTGTAAAGTCAAAATTCCTAGTTTGTTTCAAAGAAATCCAATTTTCATAGATATCTCTGAACTTCGCGATGTTTTCTTTATATCGTTTGATGGCTAACCTCTTGAATTAAGATATTTCACTTTTGCCTTTGTCTATTGGAACTACATTAATATATCCTGCATCTCTTGTTTTGTCATGTCCTTCTTCTTCTAACATTTGACTAACAATAGTTCTAAACCATGCATCAACTATTTCTTCATTAGTTTCGCCTGAATATCCTGCATCCATTAATTGTTCTATGAATTCATTATTCCAATCTAATTCAAAAAACCCATTACGTATATTATCTGGATTAACTTGTGTATCTAATACTGCAACCCAAGGTTCGCCTTTTTTTGTTGCTTCTTGTTTTTCTTGCTCAAGTGCCGCACGTCTTGTTTCTTCCGAAGTTGGCGGCTTCTCTGTAATTTTAGGCTTAATACCTATTGCCTTTTTTACTTTATCCCAGTCCATTACCATCCTGCCTTCCTAATTGCATCTGAAGGATCTTTTTTTACTTCTGCCTTCATTGCTTTTTCATGTTGTTCATTTTTGTATTCACGTATATTATGTAGTTCAGATTCTGGATATGGTGGATGATAATGGCCTTTTGCCGGCTTGCTTTTAAATAAATTTTTTATAAATTGTAACATATTAAGTTCCTATCGCATTACCAAACAAGTAAACATGTACTCTAGCCGCAAC